AACTTCCGGGTGTAAATCCGTTTGTTTAAGTTGTTTGAAATCTTAATTCTCGCGCGTTATAATTGATTTGCGGCAAAACTAATGATAAATGTCAAATTATTTAAATCTCTATTAATTATTGTATTGCACTATTTTTTTCTTATTGCCGCACGAAGGGTTGTAGTCCATCCTTCTTTTTTTTATGCAAATTAAAAGGAGGCGGCGAGCCTCCCAAAATCAAAAAAATTTCAGAGGTCAAAAATGACCACGAATAAACAATATCTATGGTTCACAACTCCATAGACACTTATTTTATATCATTATTGGGGCGCATAGTCAATAACTCCTTATAAAAGCTAAAAGAGAGGGTTCGCTCTCCTCTCTCTTAGCTTCATCGTGTTATTCGATCTGGAAAATGGGATTCCAGTTACTTATTATATATCAAGATTTTACAGGATAGTCAAATAAAAAAAGCTATCCTTCCCTGCTTTTATTGATCCAGTATCGCATTCCAATAGGTTGGTCGGCGGCGCCTCCAATAAAAAAGATGTCATAATCTCCATATTTATCAAGGTCTATATCTCCTGCTGTTCCGTCAAACAAGAGCCGTTTTTGTCTTGTCATGCACTTGTACTTGCTATTATTTATGCTATAATTTAAATGTAAATGAAGCAAGGGACTTATTTTTTTAACTAGTACTTGCTATTATTTACGTTATATTATATTAAAAGCGGGGTGAATATGGGAAAATTTGGCTTAAAGATAAAGAATATCGAAGCCGGTATCCTTTATGAGTATAACTTAGGGGTCAGAGACCACTTTGATTATACTAACGCTATGTTTACAAAAAGCCTATTCTATGACTTCCTTCTAGAAAACGGAATGAACACGTATAATATGGCCTCCACGAAAGATATTATATGTATTCAATTCGGATTTGGCAGTTCTTCTTACGAAGATCAGAAGAAAAAGATTAGAAAAGCCTATAAAAACGCCCAAAAAATTGAAGATGAGGATGAAAGAAAGAAGAAAATAGCTCGTCTTGACCAAGTTTCGGAAGAAATGGAACTGAAAAAGGACAAGTTTGATAAAAAATCGGCATATGAATTGAGAAAATTATTCTACACCGACGGAGTTGACGTTAAATATGTAACCAAAACACGCCAAAATACAGTGAAAAACGTAGAGACGATTCATTATAAGATGCTTTATCGAACTCCCGGAAAAGCAAAAGCGGGATCTTGTATGTTTATCCGAGAAGAACTTTACCAAAAAGCCGCGGAATTCTTAAATATGGGTATCCGGTTGCCTGAAAAGAATGCCCCTATTGTTGAAATTGCCGCATATTCATCGTTGATCACAAGTTCTACAGTCGGAAAAATACAGATTCAGCCTGAAAATATCCTTATTTTAAAGGATGTTGATAGTTTTTTTGAGACAAACGTGATTTCTGTTGAGACAGACGAAAACAAGCATTGTTTGGCTCGTGAAATTAACAATTATCGTCTTAAAAATACTTTGTTTGATGGTCAGGCACTTATTGATAGTTCTATATTTCCTTCTTGGGGAGAGGGTTATATTCTCTTACGACATCATTTCTTCAAGGCAGCCGCCTTTGTCAGCAATCTGCAACAGTTCTTTAAAGATTATTTTGGGGATTCATACAACACTGCAACTGTTAAAGATATGTTTGGCAATAAACATTTGGCTAAAGATATTCAGATGATAACAACAGACAATGCTTGTAAATGGTTAAAGTTCTCTGTTCCATATGAATATTGGTCTGAATGGGTTCATAAGAACGGCTGTCAGTTTGGAATCGTTAAAACTGCGCACCGTAGCAAACTTGGATTTATGCAGCGTATGTCCTATCAGATGGTAAATGCACTGGATCTTAGCTCTATGGATAACGTAGTTGAAGAAAGTTTACGTTATATTTCCCTACTTAAAACTGATGACGATGTATTTTTTGACTATTTGAAACGTAACGTGACTTTCTCTAACGATTTTGACGTGTTATTGGCACTTTGTAAACAAGATCCGATGTTTGTAAGGAGCGAATATTTTGTTTCCAGACGGAACAATATAGTCAATGCTTACGTAATGAAATTTAAAAATGGAAAAGTGATTCAGAATGCAGATAATCTTGTGATTGTTGGTTCTCCCTATGCCATGTTGCTTCACTCTGTGGGAGAAGACGTGAATAAAGATCCGACATTTGCTCAAGAGGAAGATGCAATTCAGTGTTATACGGAACGGTTTAACTGGGGTGAATATCTTGCAGAGTTCAGGTCGCCATTTAATAGTTCTAATAACTTGGGGCGTTTGCACAATGTAACGCATCCCTTGCTAGAAAGGTACTTCCCTTTTGGAGAACAGATTATTGCAGTAAATATGATTGGTACGGAAACACAGGATCGTAATAATGGGTTGATGAATGGCCCGGTTCTACAGAAATGTAGTTCAAAAACTAATCGGTGAAAATTGGAAAGCTTATGTGTGTAGATTATATGAAAGGAAATGATAATTATTGGATAAAGAAATTATTAACGGAAAAGAATATCGTCTTGTTACGGTCAGAGGAAGATCTAAGTTAGTATCAAGAGATGGAGATGCTATAAACCCAATAAGAAGACGTCAAAGGGCGACTACTCATATAAATGAGGATGGATATCCATGCTTCGGCGGTGGTGTACCTGTTCATGTGTATGTTGCTCGTGCTTGGGTTGACGGATATTTTGATGGTGCAGAAGTAAACCATAAGGATTTTAATCGATTTAATAATTGCGCTGAAAATCTTGAATGGGTTTCTCATTCAGATAACGTTAAATACTCCGTTAAAAACAATTCAGAGGTTTGGAATGCATCAAAATCTGGAATACATAATGGAAGAGCGACTTTTAGTGAAAATGAAGTTCGGAAAATTAGAGACATGTATGATGATGGGATGTCTATTGCCGACATAGTTAGAACATTTTATCCAGAAATGAAACATGCGTCTGATTATAAAAATATACATTCTACATTTTCTGCAATTTGTAGAAGAAAAACATGGAAAACGTTGGCTTAATTTACACACATATGCCAATCAATTAGGAAGACTATTGAATGCTGAATTTGTAAATAGTAACCTTTAGAGACTAGATGGTGAGGAAAGCGACTAATAATCCATCCACGAGCGCCGATTATCCTAACGTAAAGACGAGGATAAAGAAATAGTCCCACACTCCAGTGAAAATTGGAGAAGCCAAGGATAAAGAGCCTAGGATAAAAGAAAAGCAGATCAAGACTCAGATAGTTTTTACGTTACCAATCAAAGGGATATTGTTGAACATGCTAAATATTGTATGCAAAACTACCCTACTATTGTAAACAACATTCCCAAGGAAAAGAATCACTATTCTAATACTGCTGAAGATAAAGCATATGTAGATTATAAAATCGCATCTGCAAATATGGCTATCGGAGAATCTAGTAACTTAGCACAATTAGGACAAACATATTGGATAAGTTACAAAGAACAAAAATATTACGACTATGTTTGTATATTATCAGTTTTGGCTCAATTTGGGTCGGTTTTGAGGAAACTCAATTCAAAAACTAATCGGTGGATTCAGGGAAACCTTATTGGCAATCCTGAGCCTAGCCTATAGAAGCGCATAAAGGTATATAGGAAGGTGCAGAGACTAGGAAGTGAATAGCGCAGGTAATAATCTTCCCACGAGCGCCGATCATTCTAACGTGAAGTCGAGGATGAAGAGATAGTCCCCTACTCTATTTTGACAGAGAGTGAATTTAAACGGTTCACAACAAGGTAAGCAAATTGCAATTGATAATGCCAAACGTACTAGTGATATTGATCTCGTAGAAGAGATTGCAAGGATTAAAAAAGATATGGATATAGAAAAAAATGGCCTTCCTAAATTTTGGTTTATTCTCCAAAGGAAGAACAAGTTTAGTAAAAAGGCAAAGAAACGGTTCTCACCTACCCTATCTAATCTACAAAGAGAACTTAAATGCAATTTAGAACTTGAATGTCCAATGAATTATCTATTTGACATAGATATTGGGAAAATACCAACTAAGAAAGCCATTTATAAGAATAACTTATTCTTTAATAAATATCCACTGGAGTTAGACAGAAAACATTCTAAAAAGGTAGAAAAACTAATTGAAAAGTATGAAAAGGAATTGGTGTCTTATAGAATGTCTGATGATTGTGAAATTCCCTATGAAATTCTCCAAGAAGACTTTGAAGAGTTAATTGAGGATATAAAAAATGTTTATATCGCAGATTCACATATCGGATTAATTTCTTGGCTAATTGATAGAGCCTTATTAATTACGCCACAGATTTGTAGCAATTCAGACAAATTAAAGTCTGATACGCATAAGAATAGAGTTGTGTTCTTAAAAGCTTTGTACACAATGAATCCAGAAGCTTTTCTTAAATGTTTTTCTAAAAATATAGAAAACGAAACTAGTTGAACACCGATTTAATTTTGACCGTTTGAGTATGCTTTGTATGCAAATAAAAATTAAAGGTTGTCTAAATACTAGCTTATGGGGATAGGGGCAATTTCTCTCTTAAACCCAAAAATTTTGTAAATATTTGTAAAATTTTAGGAGGATTTAAAATGACAAAAAAAGAGTTAGCTCGTGCTTTGAGCAATAAATGCGACATTACTATCAAATTTTCTGAAGAAGTAGTAAATGGATTGTTTGATGTAATGTTCTCAACATTAGAATCTGGAGAAGATATCAATCTCTTGGGTTTTGGAAACTTTAAATTGATGACAAAACCGGAACGTATTGCGCATAACCCTGCAAATATGGAAGAGGTAGTTGTTCCAGAACATAAAGTATTGAAATTTAGACCTTGTACTGCTCTTAAACAAGCAGTTCGATAAAAATACGACTACACTCACAGCAAATTTTAGGCATACTTATTTTGGGAAAGTATTAGTTAATGTGTAGTTAAATTTCTAGAATACCCGTACTGCAATTTAAAAAGACTGCCGTGTTGGCTGTATAAGTTTGGGTATTCTTCTCTTTTAAATTAACAACGATCACCCTTACAGCAATTTTTGATGAACTACATTTTCTTGAATTATAAATTATTTTGTTTTGGGCATAAAATACTTCCTTTCTTTATATGGGTGATTAACATGGAGACGCGAGCAGCAATTATGATGATTATATTAACAGCCATTCCTTTTGTTAACTAATTAGGCGTCTTTTTAGGAGGATATAAAATGAAACTTGAAGATTTAAAATCTGAATTAAGTAATAGAAAACAATTAACTGAGAATGGAGCCGTTGGATATGCGACTTCAGGAAAAGAATTGCTTGATATGAATTATCAGGTTAGTTCTATGCGAAATTATACAGAAGAACAGATTATTGATCTGTTTAATAAAGCGTTTTTTGAGAATAAGCTTCTTGCAATGAAGTGGTTATTCTTTTTGAGAGATGTGAGGGGCGGATTAGGAGAACGCCGTTCATTTAGAATTATTTACGATTATTTGGCTAAACAGTATCCTGATATTGCAGAGGCCGTTATGAAATTAGTTCCTGAATATGGACGTTTCGATGATTTATGGTCTTTATTGGAAACGGATTTGAAAGATCCGTTAATTAAATTTATTAAGATGCGATTATCGGAAGATAGTGATCGAATGATTAAGGGTTATGATATTTCACTTCTGGCAAAATGGTTGCCTAGCGCAACAACAAGTTCGAAAGAGTCACGAAGATATGCTTCGATCATTTATAACGATTTAGGAATTTCAAAAGCAGAATATAGAGTTCTGCTGAAATCTTTGCGAAACTATATTAATGTTGTTGAATCAAAAATATCTCGTAATGAATGGAGCGATGTTGATTATTGCGCTGTTCCTTCAAGAGCAAATTTATTATATAAAGATGCTTTTATGAGACATGACAAAGAGCGCCGTCAAGAATATTTAGACAATTTATCTCAAGGAATTGGTAAGATGAATGGTTCTGCTAACTATCCTCATGATATTGTTCATAAATATAGAAAAGATGATTATTGGGGTGTTTGGGACATTCAATATGACGAATCTTTAGAGCAATTATGGAAGAATTTACCTGATTATGGAGAGCTGTCTGATGGTTGTATTGTTGTGGCTGATGGTTCTGGTAGTATGACTTCTAGGGTCGGAAACAGTTCTTTGACAGCGCTAGACGTTGCAAATGCTTTGGCGATTTATTACGCAGAGAGATTATCTGGCGAATTCCATGATAAATATATCACGTTTAGTGAAAATCCCAAGCTAGTTGATTTATCTCAGTGCAAAGATTTAAGGGATAAGATTATACAGGCACGTAAACATGATGAGTGTGACAATACCAATATTTATAGAGTATTTAAATTGATCTTAAATGTTGGCGTTAAAAATGAATACGCACAGGATCAAATGCCTAAAACGGTTTTAATTCTATCAGACATGGAATTTGATTATGGTGCTGAAGGTTGGAATGAAACTTTATTTGAGAAGATTTCTAAGGAATATGCAAAACATGGTTACAAATTGCCTCGTTTAGTATTCTGGAATATCTGTGGACGCACCAATACAATTCCTGTTAAAGAAAACGAATTGGGCGTTGCTTTGGTTAGTGGATTCTCCCCATCCATTACTGACATGGTTTTATCAGGAGAACTTGATCCATATAGATGTCTTGTTAATAAATTGAATACGCCTCGTTACAAAGCGGTGGAAGAGGCTTTGGAGGAAATTCATTTAGTATGACAAAAGAATATAAGCCAAAGGTTTATTTAGATTATGCTTCTACTTCCCCACTTGCAAAAAGCGTATGCGGGAAGCTTGATTCTTTAGGATGGAATTGGTTTAATCCAAGTTCATTCTATGGAGCCGGAGCATACAACAAATATGTCATTGAAGAGGTTCGTAATAAAGTTGCCGAAAGTATTAACGCAGATCCAGAAGAAATTATATTTACATCTTCCGGTTCTGAAGCAAATGCTTTGGCAATTGATGGATTTTTGAAAGCGAATGATAAATTTAATATTTGTCATTGTACAAATATAGAACATTCTTCTATTTATGATAATTTAAATTGTGTGCCGTCTATTAAGGTGGATAAATATGGCGTTGTAGATATGAGAACATTGCCACAGTCGGAAAGTTTCTGTTCTGTGATGATGTGCAATAATGAATTAGGAACATATCAGCCAATTCCTGAAATTGCAGAAGTTGTTCATTTAACAAACGGTGTCTTACATATAGATGCTGTTCAAGCTTATGGGAAAATTCCAATTGATGTCAAGGCGATTGATATTGATATGATGACAATTTCTGGACATAAAATTGGTTCGTTACGTGGTGTTGGGGTTTTATATGTAAAGAAAGGCATTAAGCTATCTCCTATTATATATGGAACACAAGAAAATACATTGCGTGGTGGAACTTATAATGATTTAGCAATTAAAACATTGGGATTGGCAATTAATGATATTGACTACGATAAAGAATTAGAAGTTCGTTCAAAAAGAGATTTTTTGCTTAAAGAATTATTGAATATTAAACAGGTTCATTTAAATGGTGGGCTTGAAACAAGAAATGCTTCAAATTTAAATATTAGAATCAGTGGTTTAAATATTGAATCGCAAGCAATTGTTTCTTTATTGGATGAATTAGGATTTATGGTAAGTGGTGGTTCCGCTTGTCATTCATATAGCAGTATGCCTTCTCATGTGTTGAAGGCAATAGGCTTGTCTGATGCACAAGTTAAGTCTTCTATCCGTATTACTGTTGGTAAGGAGACTTCCGTTCAAGAGCTTAAAGATTTTGTTGAAGCATTGAAGTATGTGATTAAAACAAATAGTAAGTAGGATTGTTTATGAAATGGAGAAATAAATATTTAAAATAGCTTGGAATCTTGAATGATGTTTGGTTTCTAAAAGAAACAGATGATAGGCGATATAAATACGATGAAGATGGTTTTGTTCCAGCGGAAACTTGGAATTTAGACTATACGTTAGCCTGTATTATTTATTCTTATCTTTGTTATTTTAGAGATCACGAGTCTATGATTTCAACGCCTGGTAAATTTAACACTGTTGAAGAGTGGCAAGATGTTCTTAATAAAATGATATATGGTTTTAAGCTATATATTACGAAAGAGAAAGACGAGAAAACAACTGCGGAAGAGTTGTTTAAGTCTTTTGATTTATTTGAAGATTACTTCCCTGATTTGTGGGGTTAATCTATATGTTTAAGGTCAATTACTCAGGTGCGAGTCTGTGGTTGGATATGCACTGGCAATTCTAGATAATGTCCCCTTTTACGAAACGTAAAAGTTTGTGGAAAATTGGCTTTGAAGTTAAAATATTAGTCCCATTAGGGCTAACATTGATCCGTAGCTCAGTTAGATAGAGCGGCGCACTGTTAATGCGAAGGTCGTTGGAGCAAAGCCAACCGGGTCAGCCATGAGATATTTACAAAGACTAGCTATCTTTGTTTATATATAGCCTACTGTTGTGCTAATACCGTTAGCTCAAGGTCTGTAGCGTTTATGAACAACAGCGTGTGTTAGTTGCATCGATATTCAACTACCGTAGGAGCCAGAGACGGTGAAGACCTAGAGGAGATGGCGTAGAAGTGGTTCGACCCCACCAGACACATCTGAAGCATTGATAGAGTTGGCATGATGCAGACAAAGTTTCCTTGCAACAGCTCGTTTACTAGTTGTAAAAGGAGCATCTTAACACGCAGAAATGCGTGTTTTGAATTTTATCTCATTTATCATTATTAGATAAAAGGAGAAACGGATTCGGTTAACTACCGTATCTTGCATTAAGCATAGACCTTTATGGCTATGACTATATATTATTGTCCTAGGATGACAGAAGAAACAGCTCTATATGGGCTGTTTTTCTATTTTAAGGAGAAAATGGATATGAAGACTAATGCAGACAAAAAAGTTGGTAGGATTATGCGAAATCTAAACAGACAACTAAGAAGAGACTGTTTTAGAGATCGTTTTAGTGTGCGTATGGTTTCAAAACATGGATATGTTGACATTCACGAAATTCATTATTACAAATTTGAATTTATAGACCAAAAATGTCCGGAACGTAATTTTGTAACTATTTATGATCAGGGCGATGTTATTTGGAGAGCAAGACTTCATTATGAGATGAACAAGTTTATTGTTGAATCGGATTTTTGGAGTACGTTTGATCGCGAATCTTGGTATTCCAAGCATGCACTTTGTTCACACTGTGATGGACATATGCTATTTGCAGTTAAACATGAAAAGTTAAAACGCTGGACTGAAGATGGTCAGGAAATTGAATTTTATGGATATGAACCACACTGCAAAGTTTGTGGCTTGCCTATATATATTTTCGATGATCCATATGAAGAAGAAAATTTGAAATTGGCTAAACGGCTTTATTCAAATGTTGAGAAATTATACAGATATGACATTAGTTCGTTAAAGAGTAAAATGGAGGAAAAATAGAGTGATTACTAGAGAACAGAAAACAACATACAAAATCAAAGGTGCTTCATTTATGGGAAATGGTTCCCTGTGTGATGAAGACGGTGAGGTTATTGACTTGATGAAAAATCTGAAACTTATCTTTGCAGATGATACTTTTGATATTTCTATCACGCGTTCAAGTAAGGATAATTTAGAAGTTGAAGATTTTGAGGAAGTTGAAGAATAATTTGAGGTTGTATGAGAGATATAAATAAAGAATTAGAAGAATTTGGGCTTACTGAAGAAAGTTATGAACGACTTTTGGAAGAATGCCAGAAAAAAGTTAATAAAGAAACCGATAAAGATTGGTCAGAAATTTCAGAAGAATTTGGATTGAATTTTAATGGTGATACTTTAAGGAAGGCTTCGCAAACTATTTTAGGAGGCTCTTTTGTTAAAGAGTATTATGAATTAAAAAATGCAAAGGGATTGTCTAGCAATGAAAATGAACTATTACAGAAACTTGAAGACAAGAAGCGTGAATTAGAACGTGAGAAAATTAAGTTCAGAGATCAGCGTAATGCTTGGCAAAGACAGAATTATAGCGCTGCTAGATTAGAAGAAACGTTATCAGTGCTTGAGGACAAGATGCAGGAATTTGGTAGAGTTGTCTTTCCTCATGTTATATCTAATGATGATTTACCTGTTATGCGTAAAGGTATGATTGTAATTTTGTCAGATTGGCATATCGGTCAGTGCTTTAAGAATTCTTTTGGAGAATATGATTCTTTTATAGCTAAAGAAAGACTTAGCGATTATTTAGATAAAATTATTAAAGCTGGAAAGATGCATGGCGTTTCAGATGTTATGGTTGTTTCAGTCGGAGATATGATTAGTGGAAATATTCACAAGACCATTGCTATCACCAATAAAGAAAATGTAATTGACCAGGTAAAGACGGCATCAGAAATGATTTCTTCTTTTTGCTATGACTTGTGTGTAAATTTTCGACAAGTTTATTTTAGTAATGTTTCTGGAAATCATAGTCGTATTGATCTAAAAGATACCGCGATTCACGAGGAGCGTTTAGATGACCTCATTGGGTGGTGCGTAAAGATGGCACTTAATCATATTCATAACTTTAATTTTATGGAAAACTGTATTGATACAGGTATTCAGTTGTTTAAATTTTTTGATAAAGATTATGTTGCCGTTCATGGAGATTATGACTCCATTACTAAGACAGGAATTGGTAATCTATGCATGATGATTAATGCTAAACCATATGCGGTATTATGTGGACATAATCATACCTCGGCTCTTAGTGATATTAATGGTATTAAAGTTATACAAGGTGGATCTCTTGGCGGAAGCGGAGATCAATATGCAATAGAAAAACGATTGTCTGGGAAAGCATCTCAGACCTTTTTTATTTGTGATTCTGAAGGAATTGAATGTATTTATAACGTAGATTTTGATTAAGGAGTATTAATGATGAATTATAAAGATTTTGAAGAAATTTTAGATGTATTAGAGGAAGCACTGGATGAAGAATTGTGTGACCGTTTTGAAAGTGGAGAAATTGAATGTGAATGTTTCTTTAATGGTGCTTTAACAGGTGTTGGAGCTATGAAAGAAATGATTCTACAGCAATTTAAAGAATACTTCTTAATTAATTAAGGAGATGATACTTTGGCAGTTATAAGACCACCAAAAACAAAGTCTGAGATTTCTAAGCTTACTTTGGCAAAGGTTCGAAATGCTTATAACGATTTAGCAGACACCTATAAAAAGATGATGAATGTTGAGTGGCCTTATTGTCATAAGTGTAATCGATTCATATCAAGTTCTTATTTTTATAGAGATACAAGATATGAGTCTGGTTATTTCCCTATCTGTAAAGATTGTATGAGGGATATGGCAGAAGGCCGTTACTACGATAAGGATTTAAAACCAGATGAGTCTAAAGAAAATATTATTGCGGCTTGTAGGTTTATGGATATTCCCTTTTTATACAATGTTTATGATGCCGCAGTAAAGTCGGCTTATGCTGATGAGTCTGGCAAGGCTTCTGTGTTTCAAAAGATGGTTACTATGATTAAATCTTTACCTCAATATTCGAGTATGAGTTTTAAAGACAGCGAATTTGGGGCCAATGGTGAAACTGAAGACTTAATTGATGTAACTAAAATTAAACGTTCTACAAGAAAGAGATTCGGGTCTATTTATGGAGACAAGGATCTTTTATTTTTGCAGAATGAATATGATGACTGGACAACACGGTACGAGTGTAATACTAAGGCACAGGAAGAGTTGTTTGAACGATTGGCTTGTAAAAAATTGGAGATTTATAAAGCGCAGAAAGAAAAGCAACCAACCAAAGACCTGGATGAATCCTATCAGAGATTAATGGAGCGTGCCAATGTTACGCCAAGGCAAAATAGCATGGACGTTATGTCTGAAGGTCAAACTTTAGGAAAGCTAATTGAAAAATGGGAAACGGAAAGACCGTTACCAGATATTGATCCAGAATTAAAAGATGTTGATAAAATTGGGCGATATGTCGATGTCTTTTTTAAAGGTCATTTGGCAAAGATGCTTAACCTGAAGAATCCTCTTCAACATATTTATGAGAACTATATAAAAAAATATACTGTCGAAAAGCCTGAATATGATGAAGATAGTGATTCCGATGAATTATTTACAAAGATTTTTGGTCAGGATGACGAATAATGGCCGAAAGAAAATTATCAGCTAAAGAAGTCGCCCAAGAAAAAGCAGATCGAGTAATGGAAGGTATAAGCGTTTGGGCTTCTTTTTATAGAAACAATCCACAAAGATTTGCAAAAGATTATTTAAATTTAAGATTAAAGCCTTTTCAAAAAATATTGTTATATGCAATGAATTATAACAACTACACCCTTTACATTGCGGCAAGGGGTCAGGGAAAGTCTTTTTTGTTAGCGATTTTCTCAGTGGTTAGATGCATTCTTTATCCTGGAACGAAAATCGTAATTACAGCCGGCGTAAAATCTCAGGCAAACGAAGTTTTATCAAAAATAAAAGATGATTTGATGAAAAATTATCAATGGGGATCTTCTAATTTGATAAAAGAAATAGAGGATTTGCGCATTAATGCTAATGATGCGTATTGCTATTTTAAAAATGGGTCATGGATAAAAGTTAAAACGTCTAACGATAATGCACGAGGTGCGCGTGCAAATATACTTATTACAGACGAGTTTCGAATGGTTCCAAAGTCTGTTATTGATACAGTATTAAGACGTTTCTTAACTGCTCCTAGAAATCCTGGGTATTTAAGCAAGCCAGAATACGCCCATTTAACTGAGCGAAACAAGGAGTTATATGCTTCTTCTGCATGGTATGCTTCTCATTGGTCTTTTGATAAAGTTAAAGCTTTTTTTACGAATATGATGGCTGGAAGAAAATATTTTGTGTGTTCTCTTCCCTATCAGATTTCTATTAAAGAAAATTTATTGTCAAGAGAACAGATTGAAGATGAAATGTCAGAAGACGACTTTGACCCAATGACATTTGAAATGGAAATGGAGGCTTTGTTCCATTCTGATTTAGACGGCAACTTCTTTAACTATACAGAATTAGAATCTCGAAGACGCATTAAGAATTGTTTTTATCCTTTAGAAATCTATCAAACTAAAGATATTACAATTCCAAGATTAGTGGCCGGAGAAGAAAGAATTCTTTCTGTGGACGTTGGTTTGATGTCTTCTAAGAAGAATGCAAACGATGCTTCTTCATTAATTATTAATAGTGCTATTCCAATTAATGATATGGAATATAGCAGTAATATTGTTTATTTAGAAAATCATGAAGGTTTATCGACGGATGAACTTGGATTGATTGTAATGCGAATGTTTTATAAATATCATTGTACACAACTTGTTATTGATACAAACGGTAGAGATGCCGCCCTTATTGGTGACAGTAAGGTGATAATAGCGGAATTAAGCGGGGACGCTGAGATGCCAACCCGAACCGAAGGCTGTTTTACAGTCAGGGGCAAAGCGTAGATATTGAAATAAAATGTCCAAGAGGCCGCTACATTTATATTTTAGAGAGCGATAAATCGCTCTTTTTTATTTGGGAGGAAAATGTTATTATCGGAAAATGTTTATGTAAAATGGAATTCTAAGACAAAACGTCATTATGTTGAACTAGGTTATAATTTTACAAAAATGGGCGATTCTTTTTTAGTGAAAATTAATGATCTTACTAAGGGTTCAAATGTAAAAGTTTTGGTTTCTTGTGATTATTGTGGCAAAGAGTATCAGATTTCTTGGGACTCTTATCAACGTTTAAAGTCAAAAGAAATCATTCATAAAGATTGCTGTGGTGACGCGGAATGTACCACCAAGAAATCACAAGATACATTATTATTAAAGTATAAAACGACAAATATAAGAGAAATTCCTGGGGTTAATGAGAAAATAACCAATACGAATATTGAAAGATATGGAAGTGGGAACTGCTTTTCGAATGACGAAGTAAAAGAAAAAATTAGAAATACTAATATACAAAAATATGGCGTCCCATATTGTACGCAAAATACTGATGTTCAAAATAAATATAAAAGAACTTGTATTGAGCGTTATGGCGTTGATAATTATTCTAAAACCGTTGAATTTAGAAAAAGTATGAGCGGTGAAAATAGCCCTGTATGGAAAGAGAATCCTATTCACGAGAGAACAGAAAGAATGTTGCCGGAATATAGAGATTGGAGAAAGCAGGTTTTTGAACGAGACGGTTATACCTGTCAGGCTTGTGGAGCGCATAATCACAAAGGAAATGATGGAACGGTTTGTCTAAACGCTCATCATCTTTATAATTTTATAGACAACAAAGACAAGGCTGTTGATATTGATAACGGGGTAACGTTGTGTAAACAGTGTCATATAGAATTTCATAAAATATACGGTAAAAAGAATAACACTCCCGAACAGTTTGTTGAATTTAAAAGGAATATAAATGAAAATGTACGCTGAACTAACAGGAAATGAACTGTTAGAGTTATGAGATAAAAAGCTCGTAAGGTAACAAATGATCGGACTAGGTGTATTTGACTTTGTAATTAAAGACCAATATGATCCGCAGACAGGAGATACATACAAAGCTTTTACTTGTTGTAACGACAAAGTTATGGAATCGCGTTGTAAGGTTCCTAATGCGAATCCATGTTTGTGGTCTATCAAAGCAAACGCATCATTTAATAATGAGATGTGTATATTGTTACGTTCTGGATTTCAGAACAAAAAGATTAATTTACTTGTTCATGAATTTGAAGGAGAAGAACTGGTTAAAAAGAAAATTAAGGGATATGGAAAGCTTGATTCACGTATTCAAGTTATGTTGAAAATCCCTTATGTTCAGACTTCCCTTTTAATTAATGAATTGGTAAATCTTGATCACAAGATAAATAACGGAAACATTCAGATTATAGAAAAGCCGGGCATGCGTAAAGACCGGTATTCGTCTCTTGGTTATAACTATTGGGTTTTGCAACAAATAGTTCGTAAGAAACGACCAAGTAAGACAAATAAAGATTTAGCAGATATCTTAATCAAGCAAATTAAGACTGCTACACGTACTGGAAGAATTTTTGATTAGGAGGTGACAATTTGGCGAATGTAAAAAGCTCTACAAAAACTAGCGGTTCCAGTTCTTATAAAAAGTTAAAAGATAAATATGATGCATTGCAGGAACGTATGGCTAGGTTTGAGCGTTCACAAAATGCACTTCAGTTATTAGATCCTACAAAAAATTCTACAGTTACATCATCTGTATTCAGTAAAGAAACTTTGCGTACTTATATGCAGAACCCTTCTTCTAACTACAAGAACTTGCGTAATTTAAGTAGGTTCTTATATTACAGAAGTCAGGTTTATCGACGCATTATCAACTATAACGCAAATATGATTGATTTAAATATGCGAAGTGTAATACCGGAAGCAGATTTTGTAAAAGGTGTTGATGAGCAGAAAATGTTGCAATCTTATCATGACACCTTAAAAATGCTGGAGTTTATGAACTTGCCTTTGGAATTTTTAAAGGCTTATATAACTTGTTTCAGAGAAGACGTTTTCTTTGGTTGTGCTTATCTAGACGAAACCGATAAAACGTTTTTTATTTTGCAACTTGATCCTGATTATTGCAAGATAACGGGAATTTATAACGATGGTTCGTTAGCATTTGATATGGATATGAGTTATTTTACTCGGAATTCTGATAAATTGGAATTTTGGGGTGAACCATTTCAGTCAATGTGGAATGAATATCAGAAAGATACAGTAAACGGAAAATGGCAACCAATGCCAGATGAAAATGCAGTTTGTTTGAAGTGTAATATTGATGATTTAGAAATTCCTCTTCCCGTTTATTTGGGGTTGTTTGATAGCTTGATTAACTTGGAGGACTTGAGAGAGATTACGGCAATTGCCGACGAACAGCAGATTTATAAATTACTTGTTGCTCGATTGCCATTGTTAAGTAACACAGATAAAGTAAATGACTTTGCAATTGACCTTGAAACCGTAATTAAATTTTATAACAGTATGTCAGATACTTTGCCTGATTACGCAAATATTGTTTTATCTCCTACCCAAGTTGATTCGATTGAATTTAACCATGACCAAGCTACGGATGTCAATAAGGTGGAAAATGCTACAAAGAACGTAACCGCTTCGGCTGGTGGCCAAGCTTTAATTGGTGGAACGGGTTCTACGAGTGTAAACCTTTCTATGAAGCTTGATGAAAACTTTGCCATATCTAGTTTATTGCCTCAAACAGAGGCTATTGTAAATCGCTTATTATCTTTTAGATTGTCTAATCCGGCAAAAGTTAAATTTATGGAAGTTACAACTTTTACTAAGAAAGAATATACAGACAATTTATTAAAAATGGCAACCTATGGTGTTCCTGTAAAAACGGAGCTTGGTGTTGCCTGTGGATTAAGCGAATACGAAGTTATTAGTAAGGGATATTTGGAGAAAGCTCTAGGTATTAATGATTTATATCAACCATTAAAATCTTCTAACACAATGAATACAGGAGATGTTACAAATCCTGAAGGTGGAAGACCGGAAACCCCAGACGACGAACTTACTGATAAGGGAGAGGAAACGAGAGATAGGAGTTAGTCTATGACAGACTATGATTTAGAAATTAAAGACAAAAATTTTATTTTTACAAAAGATCGTGAGTCACGAATGGTTTTATTAAAGAACGGTTTATTAGAGTTACATAACAATGATGGACTTTATTGTTTTGTAAACGAACCAAAAAAGCTCATGAAATTTGATTATAAAAAATTAAGTATTTGTTTTACGAACACTCTTATGTTTTAGAGTGTTCTACTTTTTTTTATGAGAGGAGGTTCCCTGTTGGATGTCGCAGAAAAAGAAAATTTTAACTTTGGATGACTTAGTTGCTTTTTGCAAGTCCGGAAAGATTAGAAATTTTAGTTCTAAAGAATCAGGGTATCAATTATGTGTTCATACTCCCTCTGTATTGAAATATGCTGATGAAGTAGAAGAAACAGAATCTACTCTGTTTGCATACGTAAAGATGTTTCATACTGGAAAGAACAGAAATCAATCTAGTGTAACTAAAGAAGCAGCAGAAAATGCTTTGGATGGTATTAAGTATAAGCCGGTTTTGGCAAATTTTACTGATAACACAGAAGACGGAGAACTAGATTTTACGGCTCATGACATCGAAATCAAAGAAGATGGAACGTATGAATATTTAGAGAAACAAGTTGGATGCTTTACGGCGGACGATGCGGTTTTGCGTTATGACAAGGACGAAAAGAAAGATTTCGTATTTGCAAAAATGGCAATTCCAAAGGAGTATACACCAACTGCTGACATTTTAAAGCGTAAAGGCGGAACCAAAGTTTCTGTTGAGTTGCTTGTTAATGAAATGTCATATAACACAAAAGATAAGGTTCTTGAATTAAACGATATTGAAGTAAGAGGATGTACTTTGCTTGGTACAGATCCAGACACCGGAAAACCTGTTGAAGAAGGTATGAAAGGTGCGAAAGCAAGCTTGGCCGATTTCAGCGTTGGAAACAATTCTGTTTTAGGTGAAGCCGACACACAATCATTGATTAAAACGTTGGGTGAATTAAATGAAAATTTATCCAACTTTTTTAATAGTCAAATGCAGAAAGGAGGTAAAAGCAAGATGGATAAGTTCAACGAATTACTAAAGAAGTATAACGTTACGGAAGAAGATGTCAAATTCGATTATAAAGGGATGTCTGATGAAGATCTTGAGTCGGCCTTTAAAGCTGCGTTTGACGCAGAAGCAGAAGGTACTGAAGGTGATGATGTGACTGATTCTGGCGATGGCACTGATCCTGCTGGAGTCGATGGCGTAACAGAAGAAACTGAACCACATGTAGAAGAAGACGAAGAAACGGATCCTGAACCGGAACCCGTTAATACTGAAGAGTTGGATGCTGCTATTGCAAGTGTTGGCGAACTAGAGGAAGAAGATTATACCGCTTCTAGTTGGGGAAAAATGCAAGAAGCTTTAGAGGCCGCTAATACGACTAAAGGCACTCCTGATGTACAGCAAGATGCGATTGATACGGCAAAAAATAACTTGAATTCTGCTATTGAAGCTCTTGTAAATGTCAAAGACTTGAAAACTTCGATTGCTTCTGTGGATTCTTTGGAAGAAGAAAAATATACAGAGGAAACTTGGAAAGCTGTTCAGGGCGCTTTGACAAAAGCTAATTCGGCCATTGAATCCCCTGATTCTGATCAAGACGCTATTAATAAGGCTAAACAAGAATTGGATAAAGCAATTTCTGAGCTTAAAGAAAAAGAAATTGTGGTAGATGACGATGATGAATCTGAAGAACGTAGACGTTGTATTACATCGGAAAATTCATTAAGAACGGAAATTAAATTTCAGTTATCGCATGAAGATATTCGAAGCGGTCTGTATGGATTACTGACTGAATATGAACAAGCCGACAATGATTATTACTTTATTGTAAAAGTATATGATGATTATTTCGTTTTTGAAAGCTGGGTAAATGGCTCTTTCTATGGACAGAAATATAAATCAGAGAATGACCAATTGTCTTTTGATGGAGATAAGTATTCCCTGTTTATGGAATTCTTGACAGAGGAAGAAGTCGGAACGTTAAACAGCTTAAGAAGTGAAAATGATGAACTTAAAGCACAGTTAAAGGAATTCCAAAAAGAAGCCGATGATAAAGAAAAGGCTAATATTCTTAGTGATACTTCATACAAGAAATATTTGGAAGAACCTGAATTTAAAGAACTCGTTTCTAATAAAGATAAATATACCGTTGAAGAATTTAATATTCAAGCTGAAGTCGCTTTCGCTAAATGCGTAAAGCGTTTTTCTTTTGGCGAAACGAAAACAAGAAAAGTTTTATTCACGTCCAATACGGAAGAAAAGAAAAATCCGTATGGAAACATTTTTTTAAAAAAATAGGAGGTAAGAAAAATGGCTATTAGTGTAACTATCGCTAAACATGCTACTGCCTTTGCCACTAAGATGTTGGCTTCTACAGGCGGTAAACACATTTATAACCTTGTCATGGATAAAGACCGCGACCAGGGACAGATTGTCGCTAAAGGTGCATGGCAAGGACAGGAAAAATATGCAGTTAAAGAAACTGTAACAGGATTCTCTGGCGTTGTTTTGGAACAGGCTGCTAATGGGAATTGGTATGTAGAAGTAACTGCTCCGGGAGATGGAATCCTGATTTGTAGTGTTCCTTTGATTTATGAAGAATATTCTCACAAATACACTAACGAACACAATTTCTATAATGCAAAAGATGATGTTGCTCGTGGTTATGAATTAGCAACTGGAGATATCTTTGAAGTTTCTGCTGAAGCTTTTACTGGTACACCTGCCGCTAAGAAGACATTGACTGTGGAAAGCAACAAATTAAAGGTTGGAGCCTAATTGGAAGGAGGATGATTTGATATGACTAAGAAATTTATGAATAAAGACCTTAACGCAATGTTCTCCCAGATGGGCTACGAATATGACGATATGTGTAAATTAATGAAAGACACTGCTTTTCAGCGCCTTGAAGGAGTAACAAATCGTGAAGCTAATGAAAAGATTCGTGAAATGATGTTTCATGTATTGGATTTAGCTCCGGAAGATGTAAATAACAAGAAACTGTTCAACCGCGCCATGAAGAAAAATAAAGAAAAATTCTTCGAAGTTATTGAAGACGTTGTTGAAGAAATGTTGATTCAGGGATGGTCTGAAAGTCCATTCTTCATGCAGTTCGTAGATATGCGTAACTTGGCATCTGGAGATACAAATGAATTCTACGTACCTGAAGAAGTAATCTTGGCTGTTGCTGAAGTAGCCGGTCAACATCACGACGTTTCCCTCCAGAGACTTGCTGAGGGTGAATCTTTCACAGTAAAGATTTCTCATTATGCCGCTGCTGTAGGTACTGATATTCAGTTGTTCTTGACTGGTCGTCGTGACTGGACAGAATTAGTAAACGCTATTTATAAAGCATTTGATAAGAAAATTAAAGATACTGTTTACACAGAAGTAATCAATGTTGGTTCTAAACTGCCTGTGAGCTCTATGTTCAATAAAAATATTCAGTTGACTACTGATACCAAAGATCAGGTTGACCAGTTAATTGAAGATGTCTCTGCTGCTAACGGTGGATCTGAAGTTGTAATCATGGGTACTTCTAGTGCTTTACGTAAACTGTCTGCTTTGACAGATATTAATTGGGTATCTGGACGTATGAAAGATGAAAAATATGAAACAGGACGTCTTGGCTTTTATGAAGGAACAGCGTTTGAATTTTAACAGACGTCGTACAAAGTAATTTGTATGAAAAAATACACATTGAATTGCTGGAAAGCCGTAAAGCTATTTAAACTACAACGCAATATCTGTATACAAAAATAGATATAAACGTGAAAGTTACGAAAGTAGAAAAAATTAAATAGATGACGCATGGTTAAATCCTAAACGTCTTAATAATTGGTAATCAGCAGCTAAGACCGTGAGGTAAAGTTCAACGACTACCCTATATGGGGCGAAAGCTTAATGTAAAACGCAAGCGATTGGCGTTTGAAGTAGTGTGCATCCGTAATGGATGAAGATATAGTCTGCACTCTTGGCGAAAGTCAGAGGATCGAGAGATCAACAAAGCGTAGCGGCTTATTATTTTCCAATCTATAGACAAGGAGTATATGGGAGTAGTTTCAGGTATATATGCTATAGAAAATAAAATAAACAATAAGAAATATATAGGACAATCCAAAGATATTTATAAACGATGGAGTATCCACAAATATTATTTAAGAAGAAACGAACATGATAATAAACATCTACAATCATAATGGAATAAATACGGCGAAGAAAATTTCGTCTTTTTTATTTTGGAAGAATGTGCTGTGGATGAATTAGACGATAAAGAATGTTCTTATATACAAAAATTAAATACGATAGATGCTAACTATGGATACAACCTTCAATGTGGTGGAGGTGTAAATAGAGTTATTCGCGAAAGTACCAGATTGAAATTAATTGAAGCTGGAAAGAAAAGTGCGATAAACTATGTCCCTGGAACTAGAAAAGGATCAATGTTAGGAAAGCATTTATCAGAAGAAACAAAAGAAAAATTAAGACAGGCGCATCTTGGCAAAAAATTGTCGCCAGAAGTGTGTAAAGAAATAAGTGAAAGAACAAAAGGAAGTAAAAATCCAAATTGTAAACCGGTTTATTGTCCTGAATTAGATGAGTCTTTTTGGGGCGCTAAAGAAGCTGAAGAAAAATATGGATATAACAGAAACCATATATCAAGCTGTGTGCACGGTAGAAGAAAACATTGTGGTGTGCACCCAGTTACCGGAGAACAATTAACATGGGTTAGATTGGAAAATAAATGTTAAACATAATGGACAAGAAATTCCGCAGCGTTTAATCCGTAAAGGAGATACGTTGGAACACATGATTGCTACTGATATTCTGTTGGTATTACCTGCTAACATGGATAAATTCGTTAAGTTAGTTAATGCTGGAGATCCAGAAATTTTAGAAGTAACTGAAGCTGGTGCTCGCGTTGATAACACAATGAAATTTGAATATCAGCAGAGCTTTGGTGTTGCCACTATCGTTGGTAAATACTTTGGATGTATTAAAATTGCTGCTTAATATGAGAGGCGCTAGTCGCCTCTTTTCATTTTGATTTAAAGGAGATAAAAAGATATGGAAACTAAAACAACGAAAACAGCGAAAACTCAGGCTGTTAGAAAAAAGACTGTTGCTAAAACTGAGGGGCCTACTAAAAGGGTGTTCGCAAAAGATGATTTAATCCCTGTGCGTAATTTGTTTGCAGGTGCTTCCGTTATGATTGGTAAGCGTACCGGAAATAAATATGTATGGGATGATTTTGGCGACGAACAATATGTAGAATATGACGATTTGAAATCGGCCGTTTTGAATAAACGCTCTGATTTTATCTACTCCCCGTCTCTTCTTATTCTGGATGATGATTTTATTGATGAGTTCCCTTATTTGAAGAATTTTTATGCAAATATGATGACTCCAGAAGATTTAGAAGATTTAGTAAAGAATGGTTCTGAAGAAGAATTTAGAACTAAAGTTCAATCAATGCCTACAGGCTTAAAGGACACGGTAAAGGGACTTGTAGCTACAATGATTCAGGAAGGAACATTGGACAGCGTTAAAAAGATCCGTGCTATTGATGAATTGTTAGGGACTGAGTTATTGAAACAGGTGGAAATGTTTTCTTAAAGGCGGTGTTTAAATGACGTCTTATGAAACTGTTTTTAATAGATTCTTGCAAAAAATCGAAGATCCTGAATTGGCCGAACTTACAGAAGATGAGCAGAATGAAACCATGATTGGTTGGCTTAATTCGGCTTTGGCTACTGTAGAGTTCGAAGGAATTTCTTTGACATCGGATTTATTTGACAAAGATGATGACCTAATGCAGTTTAATGGTGACTTATCAAACATGGAAATTGAGTTGATTTCTATTTATATGCTTTGCGTTTGGTACGAACATAAGATGAATGGTGTGGAAACTATGCTCATGTTTGTTGGTACAAATAATGAGAAGTGGACGGATCAGAAAGCTTATTTAACATATCTCAGAGAGCAACGTGACGCTGAATTATTAAGGGCTAGAAAACTGTATAGAAATTATGGCTATAAACATAGTACTTACTTTGGAGATGAAGATACAAATGAAGTATAAGTATGGTGAATATCCAAAGAGCCAATTTAAGAATTATAAAAAACGTATGCACGCGTGGGTACATTGGTTACTCATTTATGCAGAAGAGCAAGAATCGCTACTGAGTACTTATTTTGATAGTGTTCAGTTAAAAATGGATGGACTCAATTCCCTTTTGGGTCATCCAACACAAATAATTGAGATTATGAATCTTATTGAAAGTGCAAGAATAGAATTTAATAAAAAGAATTATAGTCACAAGGTATATAGAAAATTGATTTTAAACATTCATGAATTAATTGACAAAATCCCGGAGGAATAGATTATGGGAGAGTTATTTAATAAGCGTATGAAGAATCTTCTTAAGAATGATTCCGTTGGAATGGCGCTTGTGAATAGAACAAATATAATCGAAAACAAGACATTCAAAAACGACCAAAATTATCGTGTCGGAATGTTGTATGACTGGGAAATGAATGAAATCGAAGAAGTTGAATTTAAGTTTGAAAAGACAAAAACGTTTTCTATCAGTGGATATGAAGTTGAGTATTTAATTCATTTTCGTCCTGATTTTAATATCGAGTCTAGATATAAAGATTTGTATTACAAACAGGATGGACGTGAGCGTTTAGGATTTTATATTGATGTTTACGATTATTCTAAAAAGAAGTATGAGAAATGGTTAATTGTTGGTAAAGATGATCGTGTGGCATTTGACCGCTATAATGCGCTCAGATGTAATTGGTGCTTAGAATGGGTTACTAACGGGCAATACAACCGTTGTGTTGGTGTTGACCGTGATGCCTTTTATAAAACTATGAACACGCCGACCGACAATTCTACTCTGGGTGGTTCTACTATCCGAGGTGATTTAACCATTTATGTCCCTACCAGTAGTGTTACAAGCTCTATTGATTTGGGAACACGTTTTATGATTATGGACAGCGCGGATCATCCGCGTGTTTTTACTGTCGTTAGTATTAGTGATGCTGCAATTTTAGGTGTTACAAAGTTATATCTTGAACAGACATTATTTAATGCTCATAGAGATTTTTATGGAATTATTAATAGTGCCAAAGGGTATGATTTTGCAATTGACCTTCCTCTTGAGGATTTGCCAGAAGGATTTGGCGGTTCCTATCACATGATTTGCGATGTCATTAGGTCTTCTCTTCCTGATTTACCTGTTACGGGTAGACCGGATGTTGAACTTAGTGATTGTCCACAGAATATTTATGTTGATGGTGATGAAGTCATTCTTAAGGTTTTAAATGCAAAAGATGAATTTATAGCACGATGGCATATTTTTGTTGATAACGTTGAATATAGTGTTGAAGATTTATCAGATTATTTTGAAATAGAAATAAATGACAATACCTTATCTATAAAGGCTATAAACAAAGTTATGGCAAAGTATATTTTGAATATTGCTATTTATGATGACGGAAAATCATATTACGACTCTGTTGAAATGGAGGTAAGAATCTAGTGTTCACACAAAAAGACAAAGAGCCTACATTATCAGAATACATGCAACATTTAGTAAATCGTAGCATTGGCGAGAAATCGGATTCCAACATGGACGAGATTGTTCGTTTTAAATATAAGATTATGAAAATGCTTGTACAGAACGAAGATTTAATTAACGCGCTTCATATGGATGGAAAGTCGGGAGATGAACTTCGAGATGTTTGTATTTTTGATTACATGCGACTTCCTGATTTAAAAGGTGAAATTAAGAACTACATTTGCTTTGAAGTAAATGATTATGGCTCTTCTTCGTCTTCTTTTGTATCTAGATCGGAAGAGCACACGTCTGAACTCCAGT